TATTAAACAGACTGATTTTAAATTTAAAGTGCTAGATCCTAAACGCGACTGGACTAGGGCTATAAATACTTTATGCTCTGATACGTCTTATCAACAATTAATTGTTAATACAGCTATTGCATATATTAAACAAGGGCGTTGTCCTCTAATTATTGGAGATAGAGTGCAAATGCTAGTAGATATCCAAAAGCTAATACCAGATAGTATATGTGTTATAGGATCAACCAACAAGGCAGACAGAGAAAAAGCTTTAGAAGAACTAGGAACTACTTATAAAGCTATACTAACTACTAAGTTATTTGATGAAGGTATTAGTTGCCACAGATTAGATACGTTATTTTTTACGTGTCCTAGTAACAATCCAGTGCAGTGGGAGCAGAGAATTGGTCGAATAGAACGTTTACACCCAGATAAACAATTTCCTCTTATAGTAGATTTTTGGCTGTCAGGGAAGGTAGTTGAACGTCAACAAACAACTAGACATTCTTGGTATAAATCACGTGGCTATAACTTTATTTAATTGGAATGAATTACTAATACAAAGCAAAAGAGATCTTGCTGCAATTGTGTGTTTGACTTATGGTCAAACCAAAGAGTATAATGAGATATCAGCTAAGACGATGCGTAAAACGCTAAATTTGCATCATATACCTTTAGAATTATTTTCGCGCAAGTTATTTACTTCTTATAAACATACGCTAATATGTAATTATAAAACTAAAGATCCGCAAAGCTACTTTACTAACTCTTCGTTTTTATTTACAGCAGCTTCCGCATCATATAAAGTAGAATATCTAAAACTATTATCAATGCGACGAATTACAGATAAACACAACTGGATTCCGTTAGAATATTACGATGTAAAAAGATACAATCCATTTTTTAACGTAAAGCACAACAAAATTATTTTTTATTTAGAGTCCTCATTATGAGGAAACCACCACAAGAACTAACGTTCATATAAGGAGAAAACAATGGTATCATGGGAAAACGCAAAAGGTAAGCAAGCTGGTTCGGACAAACAAAAACGAGAAATTGAGCGAGTTACTTTAGGTAACGGAGAAACTAAAATTAGACTTATAGGCGATGTTATGCCTAGATATTGCTACTGGGTTGTAACAAAAGAAGGACGTAAGATGCCTTTAGAGTGTTTACAATTCGATAGAGAGACTGAAACATTTAATCCTAATATTCAAGATCCTTTTAAAGAACTAGATCCAGACGTATATGCAGACAAGCCTCAATTTGCTTATGTATGTAACGTTATTGATAGAAAAGATAATCGTATAAAACTATTAGATCTTCGTTCTACTATTTATGCTCAGATTGTAGAGTATGCTCGTAACCCAGAATATGGCTCGCCTGCAGATTCAAAAACTGGATATGACATAACTATCAAAAAGGAAAAGACAGGGCCACTACCACAAAATGTGCGTTATACTGTAGTACCTGCTCGTTCAAGCAAGCCTCTTACTGATGAAGAAGTTTCAGCTGAGCTATATGACCTTTCCAAGATTTTTAAGCGTCAAAGCTACGCTGAACAAAAACAGTGGTTGTTAGATAATACCACTCTTTTCGCTGGAGCAGCGGGAGACGAGTTTAAAGCAGAAGGCGTAGACGATTTAGCATGAAGAAATCACTCTCTACCTTAGTTAATAAAACTGAGACAGAGACTAATAAAGCCCCAAAACAATCTTTTGGGGCTTTTAAGTCATTAGATAATGGTCAGGCTGTTATAGATTTAGATATACTGCGTCAGTACAACGTATTCTTTGCTACTCCGTGCTACGGCGGCATGTTGACAGATCAGTTCTTTCTAAGTATGTTTAAAGTGTCTCAAGTTTTTATGAAACATGGGATAAATTTTAGAATCACGACTCTGCGTAACGAAAGCTTAATATCACGAGCTAGAAACGCTCTTACTGCTATGTTTTTAGAATCAGATTGTACACATCTGCTATTTATAGATGCTGATATAGAGTTTCAGCCAGAAGATGTATTACGGGCTCTTGCATATGATAAACCTATTATGGCTGCTGCTTATCCTAAAAAAGGATTAGATATAGGAGCTATTAAACGTGGTGAATCTGGGGTACAGTATGCTATTAACTTTAAGTTTGAGGATATCGCAACAAAGCGTATTCGAGTAGAAAATGGCGCAGTAGAAGTTTTAGACGCATCTACAGGATTCTTTCTAGTTAAGAGAGAAACTATTGAAAAGATGATTCAGGCATATCCAGAACTTCATTATAAAAACGATTCTAATCTTGATCCTAAACTAAATAAGTATTGTTACGCGCTATTCGATACTATCATTGATCCAGATGATAATAGATATTTATCTGAGGACTACACTTTTTGCCGTCGTTGGCAAAAATTAGGAGGAGAGATTTGGTTAGACCCTAATGCTAAGTTAAATCACGTTGGTAGTTACACTTTTGAAGGAGATATCACTAAAATATTTAGTGCCTAAATCTGTAATATATGGCTAAAATAACAGAACAAGACTTTATTGAGATATTTAATAAATATAATGGCTGTCAGGCAAAACTTGCCAGCCATTATAATCTATCAGAGCGGTCTATCAGAAACTATAAAGCAAAGTATATAAAAAAAGATACTTTAGAAAAAGAACAGCTGTACAAAGATTATTGCGTAGACAGGTTATCAATAGTTGATATAGCTAAAAAACACGCAATTTCTAGAGACTACGTATACAAACTTATAGCAGCTTACGACCTTACTAGAGAATCAAAATACGATATTAACCAAATTAGGCAGGCTTATACGTTTGATAATGCTAATATTGAGCAGCTGATAAAACTTACTGGCATAAAAAACAGAATAAGCTTAAAAAATTTGTTAAATAAGCATAATATTAACAATCCTATTAAAGATATTATAACTGACTTGTATAAGGCAGGCTTAGAGACTAGTGAAATAGCTACTATAGCAAATCTTTCAGAAGAACAAGTTACTTTCAATTTAAAACATCATAGTATCTACAGAGAAAAAATACTAAATATACCAGCAGATGAATTAAGTACTTTAAGAAGTAATAAAACACTAGAACAGTTAGCTAAGCATTATAACTGCTCGACAAGAACAGTATCAGCTTATATTAAAAAATACGCTCTTGATAAAAAAGATACTACTAAGTTTGTTTTTGATTTTGAAGTAGTAAAAAAGCTATACACAGAGCAAAACCTGACCATGGATGAAATTGCTCTAACTTACGGCTGTAGCAGAAAAACTATAAATGATTTTATAAGAGAAAAAGGCATAGAGTCAACTAATAAAGAAACAAAATACGAACGTACGGTAAGACAGTTCTTAGAATCCTACAATATCGAATATGTATCTTATGACCGACAAATGATTAAGCCTAAAGAATTAGACTTTTATCTACCAAAGTATAAATTAGCTATAGAGTTATGTGGTCTATATTGGCATAGTACAAAAATTAATAAAAATAAGCTACATATCAGAGAAAAACACGATCAGTGTAAAAAGGCTGGTATTAGGCTGATTACTATATTTGAAGATGAGCTTGAATATAAATTTGATATAGTACTAAACAGACTTAAACAGTTACTATCGCTTAATAAAAGCGCAGTCTACGCTAGACAATGCTCAATCCAAGAAATAAGCAATAGACAAGGTATTGATTTTCTAAACGCTCACCATATTCAAGGTGCTGGTAAAAATAAAATATATCTTGGAGCATTCAAAGAGAATAAGCTGTTGGCTGTAATGTCTTTTAGTGATAGAAATCCTGCTAAAGGACAGCATTCTAATATCGTAGAACTAAATCGTTTTGCAAACCCAAGTAGTGTTACAGGTATAGCTAGTAAGCTGTTTAAATTCTATTTAAACAACTATAATCCAGATAGTATACTGAGTTACTCAGATAACCGATGGAATACCGGTAATTTATATAACATATTAGGCTTTAAGCTAATAAGAGAGACAAAATATAACTATTGGTATGTAATAAGGCAAGAGCGCAAGCACCGCTTTGCTTTTACAAAGCAACGCTTATTACAGCAGTTTCCAGAAGAAGATGCTAATCAAACTGAGCAAGAAATTGCAGAAAAACATAATCTATACAGAATCTATGATTGTGGTAGCTGCGTATATCGCTGGGAACGATAGCTAAAAAACTACGTTTTTATAGGCACAAAGCCGCCACTAGGCAATAAGTAACTATGTTACTACGCTAAAAAAGCTATCAACTGTTATAAACGCTATACGCATCCTGCGTAACGTTGTGCAATAGCTGTCAAACAACTTGTGTGCAGCTTGTTGAATAGCTATTTTTCGCTAATACGCTTATATTAGCTGAAACAACAATAAGAATACCAAAATAAAAGAGAGAATTTTATGAAAATACTAAGCAGTGCAGATTGGCATGTAAATTTAACAAA